GACCAGCTCGGCAACGACACCATCCAGCACGGCCGCGACCAGCAGTCCGTCCGCATCAAGAGCCCCGAAACCGTCGTCGCCAAGATCCCACCGAAGGGAACCCGTCATGTCCAGCGCTGACCGCGCAGCCGAACTGCGATCCCAGGCCGACGCGCTCGAAGCGCTGGCCGGCCTCGAAGCAGACCTCATGGCCGCCAAGCAGGCGTACACCAGCAACCCCACGGTGGAGACCCGCGCCGCCAAGCAAGCCGCTGCGGTCGCTCTCCGCGAAGCGCGAGCGCTGACCCGCCCTGAGAACACCACGGTCGGCGGCGACGCCTACGTGTCCGAGGAGGTGTGACCCGTGGCAATCACCGCGTCGGGCCTGTATGTGGCCACGTTCGTCGACGTACTGGACACGACCCAACTCGCCCTCGACCTGGATCTCGAAACGCACAAGGTCGCGCTCTTCACCAACTCGATCACTCCGGATTTTACGAGTGACACCGCGTACGGCGTCTCGCCGTACGACGCGAACGAGGTGTCAGGCACCGGCTACACCGCCGGCGGCGCGACGCTGACGACGACCACGATCACTGGCGCCTCGGGCACGGCGACGTTCGATGCCGCTGACACGTCGTGGTCGTCGAGCACGATCACGAACGCTCGGGGCGCGCTGATCTACGCGGACGCCCTGGCAGGTAACAACGCCATCGTGCTCGTGAACCTGGGCCAGGATTATTCCACGAGTGCGGGTACGTTTTTGATCACCTGGGCTGGCGCGGGAATCTTCGCTCTAGACCTGACGCCGTAGCATAAATAGCACTAGCGTAGTCGCATGGCTAAGCCACCGTGCGCATTCGAAGGGTGCCAAAAATCGGCCCGAGGTCTCGGATACTGCCCGGGCCACTACAAGCAACTTCGGTTAGGGCAAGAGCTTCGCCCACTGAAGTATCAGATGAAAAACGTTGGCAAGACCTGCTCCGGGCCGGAGTGCGACCGGCCCGCTGTCTCCGCCGGCCACTGCTCGACTCACGCATCCCAGCGGAAACGCGGGCGAGAGTTGACCCCAATCGGGCAGGTTCGTCCAGGCCCTCGCCTGATGTACGTGGATGTCGGCTGCTCCTTCGATGGGTGCGAGAAGCCCGCAATTGCCAACGACCTGTGCAACGCCCACAACATGCAGCGGCGGCGCGGGACCCCACTACGTCCGCTCGGGACTCGCGCCCCCAAGCCGCAGGTGAAGTGCCAGGAAGACTCCTGCGAGAACATCGCCGAGAAGCGAAACTGGTGCGCGACGCATTATCGGCAGTTTCACCGGTATCGAAGCACCCAGCCTATCCGCAAGGCTACTGGCCGCTACTTCGACCCGAGGACGGGCTATGTGCAGGTGAAGGCTCCTGGAAACCCGGAGGCGAAGCGTAACGGGTGGGGCTTCGAGCACCGCATCGTTATGTCCGACCACCTGGGGCGTCCTCTGTGGCCGGACGAGCAAGTGCACCACATTAATGGGGTCCGTGATGATAACCGGATCGAGAACCTTGAGCTGTGGTCCAAGTCCCAGCCGTCCGGGCAGCGGGTAGAGGACAAACTGTCCTGGGCATTGGAGATGATCGAACGCTATGCGGATCACCCGTACGTGACTGCCCGGCTCAAGGCGAAGCCCAAGCACCGCTGACGTCCTCACCCCACAGCCCTCCGAACAGCACTCGGAGGGCTTTTTCATGTCCGCCCCGAGAGGAACCTGCTGTGGCGCTGCCTGCCGCCCGCCTTGTCGCCGCTGCCGTGCTCGCGCTGGCCGTACTCGCGGTGCCGTCGACTGCCCACGCGGACTCCTGTCCGACGCCGACGGTCACCGCGTCTACGGAGGCGCAGTTGGGCGCCGCGCTCAGCTTCGCCCAGCCGGGCGACGTCATCCACATCGCGGACGGCACCTATGACGGCGACTGGGCGGCTACCACTCCGGGTACGGAGTCGGCTCCGATCTGGCTGTGCGGCTCGCCGGCCGCGGTGCTGACGAACGACGGATACAGGGGCGGCTACGGCCTCCACCTCAATGGGGCCGACTGGTGGCACCTGCACGGCTTCTCGGTGACCTACGCCCAAAAGGGTGTGGTCGTCGACTCGTCCGAGCACGTCACTGTGGAAGGCCTGACGGTTCACGGCGTGGGAGATGAGGGCATCCACCTGCGCAAGCACACCGTCGACTCGCTGGTTGTCGGGAACGAGATCTTCGATACCGGCAACCGTCGCGAGAAGTTCGGCGAGGGCGTCTACGTCGGCAGCTCGGACGCGAACTGGGGCGCCCTGACGGGCGGCCAGCCGGACCGGTCGGACCGCAACACCGTCTCGGGCAACACGATCTACGACACGACCGCTGAGGCCGTCGACGTCAAAGAGGGCACCTCCGACGGCGTGGTCACTGACAACACCTTCGACGGGTCAGGCCAGACCGAAGAGGGCGCCGATAGCTGGGTAGACGCCAAGGGCAACGGCTGGCTGATCTCCGGCAACTCCGGCCAGGGCTCGACGTACGACGGGTTCCAGACCCACCACCGCAACCTGACCAACTCGGGCCTGGGCAATTGGGGCCTGAACAACGTCTTCGAGGGCAACGTGGCGACCGTCAACGGCCCCGGCCGCGGCTTCTACGTGCATGACCCCACAACGACGGGCAACGTGGTGCGCTGCGACAACACCGTCACCGGCGCGGCTCTCGGCTACTCGAATCTGACGTGCACCCCCTGACGCGGCGCTTGGTCCGCTGCTGCTGGTGCACGAACCCCTCCACGCGAGACGACCGCGTCTCGGTGGACTGTAAGGCTGGCCGTTTCCACGTGGACTGCTACCGGATCGCGCTCGCGCACGCCTGGTGTGTGCACGACCCGTACGACGCGCCGGTAGATCCGTGTGATCGGTGTGGCCGGTTCCCGTACTGCGCGGCTGGCGCCGAGCTGGAGATGGCGCGGCTGCTGGCCACGATCCCGGTAGGCGAGCGGGCACCGTAAGCCGGGCACCGGGAGGAGGTGCCTGTCGTGGCCGCTGTCGCCAACAACTTCGAGGGCGGCTCCGACGGGACGACGATCACCACCGGCAACTCCGGTGGCGCGTCAGGTAACGCGTTCAACCTGGTGGATCTGGACAGCCAGACCGCCGAGTACGACAACGCGCGGGCCGCGCACGGCTCCATGTCGGCGCGGGCGGCTACGGGCGGCACGTCGGGCAGCCCGTACGTGTCGTGGACGTCCGGCGTCAGCAGCAACACGGTCTACATCCGCGCCTACCTGTATCTGGCTGCCGCCCCAGCATCGAACACCAACCTGCTGAGGGTCCTGACCGCCAGCAACACGATCATCGCGACGATCCGGGTCAACAGCACGGGCAAGCTCGCGTTCCTTTACTCGTCGGGCACGCTGGGCGGCACGTCCACCGCCAACGTGACGACGGGCGGCTGGTTCCGCGTCGAAGCCAAGGTGGTCTCCTCCACCACTGCGGGCAGCGTCGAAGTCCGGCTCTACAACAGCCCCGACTCGGCCACGCCCACCGAGACGCTGTCGGTTTCCGGCGTCAACACCGGATCAGACGCTGCGATCGCCCGCTACCGGGCAGGCATCCTGTCGTCGGTCAGCAGCACCGAACTGTGGCTGGACGAGATCGCGTTCGGCGACAACGACTGGCTCGGCCCCGCCGAAACCACCATCCAGATTGACGCCGCCAGCCCCGCCCTGGCGACCACCACCAGCTCCGACGCCGTCACCACCGCTTCGTTCACCCGCCCGTCCGGCGGGCTGCTCGTGGCGACCGCGATGGCGTTCTCCGACACCCAGCTGTCGCTGTCCGGCGGCAGCCTCACCTGGACCCGCCGCGCATCCCAGGTCGACGACAACGCTGTGGCCCGGGTCGAAATCTGGACCGCCCCGGTCACCGGGTCGGGCAGCATGACGGTCACCGCGACCGCGACCGGCGGCTACAACTCGGTCGCCCTCAAGGTCGACGCGCTCACCGGTGCTGACACCTCCAGCCCTGCCGGCAACAGCGGCGGCAATCTGTCAGCCACGAACAACCTGACCGTCACCGGCTACACCAGCTCAGCCGACGGCTCCCGCGGCTTCGCAGGCGCCATCGACAGCGAAGGCAACGGCACCCCGACCAGCACCGACACCGGCTCCGGCTGGAACGACAACAACTACCCCGTCTCCGGCATCGCCGTCCGCAAACCGGCCAACACGACCGGCGTCGGCACGACGGTCACGTTCAACTTCGACGCCGGCGGCACAGCGGCGGCCGACTGGGCGTGGGCGGCCCTGGAGGTCAAACCGGCCGCTGCAGGGTCCGACGCGACCCCCACGCCTTCTGTGGTGGCGTCCACAGCGTCGGTCCCCGCACCGACCCTGTCCACGTCGTCCACGGCAAGCCCCGGCGTGGTTTCGGCGACCGCGTCCGTTCCGTCGCCGACGGTGTCGACCGCCACGGACGCGACCGCCACACCGGACGCGGTGCCGGCTCCGGCAGCGATCCCAGCGGCGACGGTCTCCACCAGTTCGACGGCGTCGCCTGCTGTCGTGGCGGCGACCGGGGCCGTCCCGGCGCCGATCGCCAGCACGGGAGCGACGGTCTCGCCTGCTGCGGTGGCTGCCGCGGTGTCGGTGCCCGCTCCGACGGTCACCGCGGTCACGACGGCGTCCCCGGATACTGCCGCCGCCACGGCTGCGGTCCCCACCCCGAGCCTCTCCACCGGTTCGACGGCATCCCCGAGCGTCGTCATCGCCGCGGCGTCGACCCCTGCGCCGACCGCTTCCGCGGGCGCGACGACGTCCCCGGGCGTGGTCTCGGCGACGTCCACCGTCCCCGCGCCTACACCGTCGGCGGCCTCAACGGCTACCACTGCCGTGGTGCAGGTGGTCACGTCCGTCCCGGCCCCGACCGTGTCGGCGGGCGCCACCGTGCAGCCCGCCACAGTCCAAGCAGCGGCGGCGGTCCCTGAGCCGACGGTGACCACCGGCCAGGCCATCCAGCCCGACACGGTCACCGCGACGACGTCCATCCCGGCGCCTGGCGTGGCCACCGACCAGACCGTCACCCCGCCGGTTGTCGCGTCGGTCGCGTCGATCCCGCCCCCGTCGGTGCAGACCGGTTCGAGTTCGACCGCGGCCCCGGACACCGTCCAAGCGGCGGCATCCATCCCTGGCCCGGCCGTAGCGACGGGGTCGACCGCGGCACCGCCTGTGGTGGCCGCCAGCGCGTCCATTACGGCTCCTACGGTGTCGGCAGGCTCCACAGCATCCCCGGGCACCGTCGCGGCGTCTACGACAATCCCTGGCCCGTCCACGGCCACGGAGGCAACCGCCGCACCCGCCACGGTCACAGCGACCACAGCGGTGCCGGCGCCGACGGTCGAAGCCGACGGCAACGCCACCACCACACCAGCCACCGTCACCGCCACGGCGAACATCCCGGCCCCGACGGCGAGCACGAGCATCACCGCCGCGCCCACCCTGGTTCTGGCCACCGCAGCGGTCCCGACACCCACCACGACCGTCCTGGTCGCCGCCACACCGGCAGCAGTCCAGGCGTTCGCCACAATCCCGGCCGCGCTCATCTCCACCACAGCCCGGCCGCCAACCGTCGCAGCGGTGGCGTCCGCCCCAGCCCCGGCCGTGTCCACTGGCGAACCGCCGCCGGACCTGTCCCACCTGGGCGGCTCACTCGTCTCCGTGGCAGGTCTCGGCGGTTCCCGCATCACCACATCCGACCTGGGCGGCAGCCTGATCTGACAGGAGGTGCGCCGTGCCCGACATCGTCAACCTGACCCTGACGGAGGACGACGACGGCTCGGCCACCTTCCAGATCACCTCCGGCGGCACCGCGCTCAACCTGACATCTGCTGACGTGATCGCCGTGGTCAAGGCCAGCCAGCAGGTCGAGGACGACGCTTCCTCTGGCGTGTACACGCTGACCGAAGGCGACGGCGTCACCATCGTCAGCGCCACCACAGGCACGGTGAAGCTGGACTTCCCCGCAGCTGTCACCGAGTCGCCCAGCGTCTGGTTCTACAAGGTGAGAGTCGAGGCCTCGGGTGAGACACTGACCGCCATCTGGGGCTGGATCTCCGTCCAAGACGCCTGACGAGACGCGTCAGGGCCCACCCGGAGGGCGGACCCTGAACCCTTGCCTCGCCGCGCCTGGCCTTGCCTAGCCAATCCATGACCGGCTGTGCCACGCCGCGCACCTGGCAGCATACGGGAATCACGGTGAGGGCGGGTGGTCCGAATCTCTCCCCGCCGCGCCGCCTCGGTGTGCAGTCGGCCCGGGTGCCCGAATCTGTCGGAGGGCGGTCGCTGTTCGGAGTGCCGCAGCCAGGCCGAGAGAGAGCGTGGCAGCGCCTACGAGCGCGGCTACGGCGGATCCTCGTGGGAGACGGCACGCAAGGCGGTGCTCACCCGAGACCCGCTCTGCCGGTGCACCGACACAGGCCACGGCCACGCCGCCCCATGCGGGCAGCCGAGCCGGGTCGCCGACCACTACCCACGCGAACGCAAGGACCTGGTCGCCGCCGGCGTGCCGGATCCTGACGCGCCCCACCGCATGATGGGCTGCTGCGTCGACTGCCACAACAGGAAGACCGGAGCAACGGTCCCGGGCGGATGGAACGCCAGATAGTCACGCTCAGCGATGAGTGCATTGACCTGCTCAAAGTCAACCTCGACCACCGGCGGGTAACCGCCACCGACCAAGCCCGTATCACGGAGCGTTACACGCCAGGAAGCGGAGATCCGCCATGGACGTCCTCCTACTCCTCGCCCTCGTCGCCTTCCTCGCCGCTGCTGTCGTCGCCGGCATCCAGAAGTCCTGGGTGATGGTGCTCGTCTGCGTCGGCTTGTTCCTGGTCGTCCTCGCCCAGACCGGCCTGATCACTTAACCCCATCAAGATCCTCCGGGTAGCTCCTGGAGGTAGAGAGCCCGGCGTCCTCATGCGCCGGGCTCTCGCCACCCCATGAGGAGAACCGCCCCGTCATGATGCGCGCCTACATCCAGGAAAGCCTGGCATCACTGGCCGTCGCCGTCTACCTCGTCGAAGGCGACGAAGGCCAGGAGCGCTACATCCAGCGCCATATCGGGGGCGACGTCTGGCAGCGCGAACTTCTGCCGGCCGCTGCAGCTACGCAGATCGAACCGTCACTGACCTTGTCGAACGGTCAGGCGCGGGCCCTTCTCGATGCCCTGTCTTCCCACTACGCGGGCGCATCCGACACACGCCAACTCCGAGCTGACTATGACGCTGAGCGCCGCCGCGTGGACAAGATGCTCGACGCGCTCACGGTCCACCTCGGCAGGTAACCGATGACCGTCCTGAACGCCTCTGGCCAGGTCCGTGTCTCCTGGGTGCCCACGCTCGACGGCGCCTGGACCGACATCACCGACAGCGTGTCGGGCCTGGAGTTCGTCACCGGTCCACCCACGCCTATCGAACTGCTGTCCAAGGCGCAGCGGTTCCTCGTGGTCCCCACGTCGCTCCTTGAGCAGACGGGGCCGTACACGCTCAGGCTGCGTGGCCGCCTGCTCTGGTCCGGGTACCGGCTGGTGTTCGGCCGGACCTGCCCGCGCTCTCGCCGCATCAAGGCCGAGTACCGTCGCCGAGTCCGCGCCCGCAGCAGTAGAAGCCGATGAGCCGACCTGTCGCTCCCGCCGGACGACCCCTGCTGACGACGGCCGTGGCCCTGGCTGCCTACCGCGAGGAACTTCGAGCCTGCGGCTTCGCACCCGCTGACATCCGCGAGCTGGTCCTGATCGCAGCCCGCAACGCACAGGAGTTGAAGACTCACCCATGGTTCGAGGCCAGAGCCGAACCGGTGGCGCCTATCGCCCGGATCGACAACCATGAACCCGGCTCACCCGAAGGCCTCGCCGCCCTCAAACAGGCTGGCCTCAACCAGGACGACCAGTGACCGGACTCGGCGACAGGGCCCGCTTCCACAGCATGGTCTACATCCCGTCCGACCTGACCGACATGGCCGACCGCCTCGCCAAGCTCCCGTACGCGGCCGACGCCGCAGCCGACACCCGGCAGATCATCGACCATCTCCGCGCCGCCATCGACCAGGCGGCCAAGCTCGGCGACGTCTGGCACGCGGTAGAACGCTTCGACTCCGGGGACGGCCAAGGCGAGACCGACGTACTGGAAGCGCTCGCCGCATACCGAAGCGAGGAGCCCAACACGTGAAGGTCTCCACGAACTCCCTCATCGCCGCCCTCACCCACCGGAGCTTCTACCTGTCCGGCGACGAGAACAGCGGGGTAGCACTCCGCTGCCGCGACCACCACAACGGCGGCAGGCCGCTCGCCTACTACGACCCGGCGGCGACACCTACCCCGACCCCGACGCTGACGTTGCGACGTTCACCACCATCCCGGCACTACTGGCGACAGCAGCAGACCACCTCGCCACCCACCACCCGGAGTCGTGAGTGGACCAGCCCGCCGGCCCCATCCTCGACGGACTGAGCGTCACCAACGACCTGGACTGATCTACGCACACCCGCATAACCGAAGACGCTCGCGGCTGATCCCCGCGAGAAGAAGACCCCGACGTTCCTGAGCGTCGGGGTCTTCGCATTCTCAGGAGAACCCCATGACCTGCGCTGCCCTGACATGCCGCACGTGCGGAACCGAGATCGAGAAGGGCAGCCGCGGCAAGGCGCCCACCTACTGCTCTATCAAGTGCAAACGCAGAGGCCAGCGCGCCAGCACCGAGCGACGCGTCCAATGCGCTACCTGCACGACCGAGTTCACCACCCGACGCCCAGACGCGAAGTACTGCTCGCCGGGCTGCAGCAACCCCAACGGCAAGCGGTGCACCGAGGACGGATGCGAACGCCCCGCCCTAGCGAAAGGTCTATGCGGCCGGGACTGGAAACGCCGCTACGGCAAACGACCCAAGGCGACGGTCCCGTGCACGGTGTGCGGCACCGAGACAGAGAAGGACGCCGACACGGCACGCCGCTCGGTCTGCTCTGCCCTCTGCCGTCGCTTCCTGCAGTTCGGCGACTGGCCGGCTTGCGCCATCCCCGACACGCACCCCATCGTGTCCACCCGCATCCCCGACGGGCACCCGGCACGGCGCACGCCACGCCCATACCTCCCGGTGTTTCAGCCAGCGCAGAGGCCATGCGGCTGGTGCGGCGAGGAGTTCACGGCCTACCGCACCGACGCCCGCTTCTGCCGGACCAGGTGTAAGAACGCAGCGAAAGCACGGATGTACAGGGCCCGACAGCACAACGCGCCGGGCACCTTCACACTCGCCGAGGTCATGCACATCTACCTTGCGTTCGGCAAGACATGCGCCTACTGCCGCCAGCCCATCGACGGCCTGCCCGAACCTGAGCACGTCGTGCCGTTGAGCCGCGGCGGATCCAACAGCATCACCAACATCCTGCCGAGCTGCTCGCCATGCAACAGCGACAAACGGGACCTGTTCCTACACGAATGGGCACAGGACAGAGAGCGCCGCAACCTCCCGCCCCGCATCACCCAATGGGAGCGCGGAGACCCGCTCTACCAGCACCTCACGATTGTCCAAGAGCACGAACGAGTCGCGTAACCCCACGGGGGTGGGGAGTAGGCCAAACCGGACATATCGCCCAGGACCGCGGGTAAGGTGCCTCGCTGTCCACAGTTCCGAAAAGTTTCAGAGGAGGCCCAGACATGAGCACTCCCAAGGCTCCCGCCGGGCTTTCTGCCCGCGGACGCAGGCTCTGGGCTGATCTCAACGACATGGCCGAACTGGACGCCACGCAGAGGATCCTTGCAGAGGAAGCGTGTCGCATGGCCGATCGCCTGGAGAAGCTGGACGCACTTCTTCGCGGCGATGCTGAGGAATGGGTTCGGATCAGAGAGCCGCGTGTTGATGGCGATCCGATGGTGATCGTGATCGACTCGGCCCTTGCGGAGGCGCGTCAACAGGCAAACGTGATGAAGCAGCTTCTCGCTGCGCTCCGGCTTCCGGACGAGGCGACGGGGAAACGGCCAGCACAGCGCGGTGCACGCGGGGCCTACCGTTCCAGCGGGGCCGGCGCGGGTGGCGGGACGGTGACGGCCCTGGAGCGCGCCCGTCGCGCTGCGGGGAGTTGAGGCGTGGCCTGGGCGGGTCCGCTCTTCGATGGTCACAGGTGCTCGCTGGGCTACGAAGTGGCCGACTGGATTTCCGCGTACTGCTGTCATGGGCCGGGCGACATCCAGGGTGAGCCGATTGACTTGGATGACGAGTGGCTGTCTTTCCTGGTAGAGGCATACCGCCTCGATCCGATCTCGGGGCGCCGCATCTACGACGAGGCGGTACTGTCGCGGCCAAAGGGGCGGGCCAAGTCTGAACTGGCGGGCTTTGTCGGTGTGGCTGAGGGGTTCGGGCCGGTCCGCTTCGACGGCTGGAACGCGAGCGGGCAGCCAGTTGCTAGGCCTATTCGCTCTCCGCTGATCAAGTGCCTCGCGACGGAGGAAAGTCAGGCGGGCAACACCTTCGAGAACATCGCGTTCATCGCAGGGGAGTGGGGCCCGGACGCGCACACGGAGGTTTTTGGGGGTGTCTCCGGCATTCGGCAGTACCAGTCGGCTACGGCTCTGTATCTGCCGGGTGGGGGCGAGATCCGGGCGTGCACGGCCGGATCGGCGTCGAAGGACGGCGGCAAGGAGACGTTCGTCGTAGCGGACGAGACGCACCTGTATGTGCTGCGCGAGTTGAAGGCGATGTACGGGACGGTCCGCCGCAACCTCGGCAAGCGGAAGATCGCGCAACCGTGGCTGATGCAGACGACGACGGCGTACCGGCCGGGTGAGCAGTCGATCGCTGAGGAGACGTTGACTGCTTGGCGTAAGGGCGACCTGTCTCCCAGCGTGTACGTGGACCACCGTGAGGCGAAGGGCCGCGTTGACCTGGACGACGAGCTTCACACGCTCGCTCAGCTCCGACATGTCTATGGCGCGGCGGCCGAATGGATGGATCTGGAGCGTATCTACCGGGAAATGCTTGACCCTCGGTCATGCCCGGATGAGGCGACAGCCGCGAGGTACTACCTCAACAGGGCCATGTCTGGCCAGAATGCGTGGCTCGCGATGGACGCGTGGGAACGGCAAGCGCGAGCTGAGGTTGTGGCGCCTGGAACGAAGATCGCTCTCGGGTTCGACGGCTCGCTACGCGACGACGCCACGGTGTTGATGGGATCCCGGCTCGACGACGGGTTCTTGTTCCCTGTGGGGATCTGGGCCAAGCCAACCGGCCCGGAAGGTTCGTGGTGGGAAGTCCCGCGGACCGATGTGCTGGCGGCCGTCCGTGAGGCGTTCGCCCGCTACGACGTGACCCGCATGTACGCAGACCCGCACGAGTGGCGTAGCGACATCGACACCCTGTCGGAAGAGCTTGGCCGTGAGCGAGTGCTGACCTGGGAGACTCGCCGCGACGTGCAGATGTCGGCGGCTCTAGACCGACTGCGCACAGATCTGCTGGCGGGGACGGTCTTCCATGACGGTGACCCGGTGGTAGCCGACCACGTCGGCAATGCCTACGTTCGCCGCAAGGGGCCACACGCGCTGGTTCGCAAGGAGTACGAGGGATCGCCTCGAAAGATCGACTCTGTGGTGGCAGCGGCTCTCGCCTACGAGGCCCGAGCGGACTCAATCGCGGCGGGCGCCCTGAAGACCACCGAGAACCTGATCTACACGGCGTCATCGACTCGCAGACGGAGGTGACGCCCGGTGGCTATGCCTCTGCCTGTCTCGGACGTGATGATGTCCGATGAGGCGCGCCGGGCGGTCAACCTGCTGAACCGGCTCGCGGACGAGCTTCGCCGGCGGGAGTCGGAGACCACGCGACGGCTGGACTACTACAAGGGCAAGCACAAGCTCTGCTACGCGAGCCCGGAGTTCCGCGACTACTTCGCTGACCGGTTCAAGGGCTTCTCCGACAACTGGACCGCGCCGGTGGCGGCGGCGCCGGCCGAGCGGATGAACGTGCTCGGGATCCGGCTGGATCCGGACGAGCGGACCGCGGACAAGGAACTGTCGGAGGCGTGGAAGGTCGCCGACTGTGAGCGGACCTCTTCGGAGGCGTTCGTGGTCACGCTGGCGGCGGCCCGCTCGTACTGCCTGGTGTGGGGAAACACCGAGGACGAGGCTGAGCCGCGGGTGACGTGGGAGCGTCCCGATCAGGCGATCGTCGGCTACGACTCCGACACGGGCCGGCGGTCGGCGGCGTTGAAGCTGTGGGCGGACGACACTCTGGAGTACGCCACCCTGTACACCCGGACTGAGGTGTGGAAATTCAGTCGGCCGCGGTACGCCCGCACTGGGTACACCGTGGCTGGGCTGATCGTCCCTTCAGGGAGCGACGTGGTCCGCAGCGCGGGCCCGTACGGGTGGGATCCGCGGCAGGGCGACAACGACGACACCTGGCCGATCCCGAACCCGATGGGCGTCGTCCCCATGGTGGAGCTGCGAAATCAGACGCTGCTTGACGACGACCCGATCAGTGACATCGCCGGCGTGATGGCGATGCAGGACGCGGTCAACGTGATCTGGGCCTACTTGCTCAATGCTTTGGATTTCGCGTCGCTGCCGCAGCGCGTCGTGATGGGCGCCGACATACCCAGGGTGCCGATCCTCGACAGCAACGGGCAGAAGGTCGGCGACCGGCCGATCGAGCTGGACACGCTCATCAACGAGCGGATCCTGTGGCTGACTGGTGACGCCAGCATCGGCAGCTGGCCGGCCGCGGACCTGTCCGCGTACAGCAACGTGATCGAGCGGGCGATCGAGCACATCGCCGCCCAGACCCGTACCCCGCCGCACTACCTGATCGGCAAGGTCGCGAACCTGTCGGCGGAAGCGCTCACCGCCGCAGAGACCGGCCTGGTGTCGAAGACGGGGGAGCGGATCGTCTACGTCAACTCGGCCATCCGAGAGATCCACTCGCTGATGGCGTCCGCGATGGGCGACGACGACAAGGCCAGAGCATGCCGCCGCGGCACCGTCATGTGGGCTGATACCCAGTTCCGGGCGCTCGGCCAGAAGGTCGACGCGCTCATGAAGCTGAAGAGCATGGGCTTCCCATTGCGGTGGATCGCCGAGCAGTACGGCTTGGAGCCTCCTGAGGTGGAGCGGGTCATGCGCATGGCCGAGGAGATGGCGCAGATGGACCCGGTCAACCAGATGCTCAACGGCGGCGTGGAGGTCCCGGACGGCCCGCCGGGGGCGCCCGGCGGGGACCCGTTCGCTGCGGTTATCGAGTCGGCCGGGTAGCCGATGCCCGCGCCGGAGACGGTAGCCCGCGACTACTCGCGGCGGCAGAAAAGCCTCGTGCTGGCGTTGATCGCCGCGGTGCTGGGGTTGTGGCGGCGGCTGGACCGGGACCGGCTCACCGACTCATGGCGGGCCGGCGTGGGGCAGTCGATCGTCGAGGCGATGACACGCGCCCAGATCGAGGTGGCGGCGCTGGTGCCGGTCTATCTGAGGGACTTGGCCGACGCTCAGGGGATCGCCCGGCCCGAGCTTGAGGTGGTGCCGGAAGCTCTGTCCGGGACGACGTCGGATGGCCGCCCGCTGGAGTTCCTCATGTACCACCCGGTTGTCGCGTTTAAGCGGCTGCTAGCCGATGGCGTGTCGCCGGAGGAGGCGATGCGCCGGGCCACGGCCAGCATGACGATGATCGCGGCGACGCAGGCAGCAGACGCCGGCCGCGGCGCCGTCGAAGCGGGCATGACGGCCAACAAGAGCTGGACAGCGTACGTGCGGGTGGTGAACCTGCCGGCATGCTCGCGCTGCATCATCTTGGCGGGGCGGGTGTATCCGTGGTCGGAGGGATTCGCACGCCACCCCAATTGTGACTGTACGCACATGGCCGTCACGGATGGCGACGAGGTTGAGATCTCGTCTCCGCGGGCGCTGTTCGACGAGATGAGCCCCCAAGAACAGAACCGGCGTTTCGGACGGGCAGGCGCGGAAGCGATCCGGCTCGGCTCCGACCTCGGCCAGGTCGTGAACGCCCGAAGCGGCATGCGAACCGTCGGCGGCCAGGTCATCACGACGGCCGGAACCACGCGCCGTGGCACTGCCGGGCGAAGACTTCGCGGCCAGGTCCGCCTCATGCCGGAACAGATCATCAAGGACGCAGGCGGCGACCGGGACCGGGCCATTGAACTGCTACAGCGACACGGCTTCATCACCTAGGAGGTGTGCGTGGCCGACATGTCGACGGCCGACCGCGAGAAGGCCGCCAAGCAGGGGCAGGCCATGGATGGCGGACGATTCCCCATCCGAAACCGCGAGGACCTGCAGAACGCGATCCGCGCGGTGGGCCGGGTCCGACCGAACACCGATGAGGCCCGTGCCATGGTCCGCCGTCACATCATCCGGCGCGCGAAGGCGCTGAACTTGGCCTCGCTGCTGCCCGACGACTGGGCGGCTGACGGCTCCCTGAAGACCTGACCCACACCACCCGCGGCCGGACTTGCGCAACGCGAGCCCGGGACTTTCGCATGCCAAGAAACGGAGACCACAGGATGGCTGATCAGCAGGACGCAATGTCCGCTGACGTCGAGGACGCGGCAATCGCGGACGACGACGCCCAAGCCGAAGAGATGCTCGCCCAGGCTGCCAACGACGACGCAGGCGACGCCGGGGACGACTCCGCCGACGAGGGCGACGATCGTCCTCTCGGGCCGGCGGGGGAGAAGGCGCTGCAGGCCGAGAAGGACCGTCGCCGGCAGGCAGAGCGGCTGCGGAGGCAGCTCGCGCGGGAGCGTGATGACGCGCTGGCCGAGCTGGACAGGCTCCGCAAAGCGGCGGAGCGGAAGCCGGCCGACGACGACTCCGGAGACAAGAAGCCTGACCTGGACTCCATCCGTAAGGAAGCGGAGGAGAAGGCCAAGGCCGCGGTCAAGTCGGAGATGCTGAAGGAACGCGTCTCGGACAAGATCGAAGTGTTGGCGGCCAAGCGCGCCCAGGACCCTGACGTGGTCCGCACGCTGCTGCTGGCCGGCAGCGAGATCGCAGACTTCCTCGACGGCGACAAGATCGACGCCGAGGCGATCAAGGAAGCTCTCGACGAGCTTCTCGAAAAGAAGCCCTACCTGGCTGTGGCAGCGCAAAGCGCCAAGCGATTCCAGGGCTCAGGGGACGGCGGTGCCCGCAAGGGGCCCCAGAAGCCAGCCCAGCTCACCGAGGACGACC